ACTCTATCTTCTGCAGTATATAAAACCTTCATAATATCCTCCTTTCTCAAGCTACTCTGGTAATACTAAGACTACCATCAATAACATTAATATTAGGTGTGGGTACGGTTGTGCCGTCCGTAACACCACTTACGTACTCTACGGATAATGTGAAACAGCAACCCTTAGGAACTGTTATAGTCGCACGGCTTGTAACGTTGCCGTACTCATCTACAGCAGCCGGTGTAAATATAGATCTACTACCCTGCTGCGACTCACCGGAAACGGTTATAGCAGTAGCTATAGGAGTAACTGTTCCGCCCGTAGGAACGGATATATTACCTGTAAACTCAACTTCATATCTAGCGAATGAAGCACAAGGATTATTAACTATTCCGCGGAGAATAAAAATTCCAGAACCAGCCTGATGGACCACATACCCATTAGGGCAACGGATGGAATCTAAAAAAGGGATAGGTGTATTGAGAGGTACATTCTCAATAGCGTCCCTCGTTAAATATTCAGCCATAAATATACCTACCTTATATCAGAAGTTTCCGCATCCGCAACCACAACCGTAGTTCTGCTGACAGCAATTGGGGTTCTGAACAATATAAGCGGGCCTAGGAACAGGTGCAAGATACTGCTCAAGTGCTGTGGTCTGTGCTTCGTTGTTAGCAAGGATCTTAGCTGTCTGAGCGTTCTGTGAAGCAGCGAGATTAGCCATCGTAAGCTGTCTCTCAAGATCTGCAATACGCTCGTTCTTAGCGTCAATCTTGTCATTACACATCTGATCAAGGATTCTCTGAACGCCAGCTGTCTGGTTAGCGATAATATCACGTACACCCTCATTTACGGCTGCACGGTCTGCGCAAGCCTCTCTAGCGATATCGGAGCCAAGATTTGCTGTGGCCAATCTGTTTTCACAGCAGCAGTTAGCGAGCTGTGCCTGCATGGAATTTACTCCCTGCTGATAAGCCAAAGCATTGGAATTCATGGATGCCTGAATACCTGACAGCTGTCCGGAAAGAGCAGCGTTATCGAAACCACGAGCAACACTGTCATTTGTCTGAGTGGACCACAGATAAGGCATAACACCACCGTTATTGCTTCCGAATCCGCCGTTACCCCATCCGCCTGCGAACAAGAGCAACAGAATAATCCAACCCCAGTCTCCGCCAAAAGAGTTACCGAAGCCGCCGTTGTTACCACACATAGGTGATACGGGCATTACCATAGAGTTTCCATTTTCTTCAGTCATATAAGTATGACCTCCTTAAATAAAATATTTATCTGATTACTATTTCAGTCGTTGTGCACATTAAATATAACTGTAGAATAGTAATAAGACATCGAAATAGTTTGGCTCCTTTTCGATAAATATGAAATTGTTAAATACCACTTCTCCAATTTCTACAAATATGGGAATTTGATTTCTGTTTGCAGCTATTAGAATTTATACAGGACTCACAAGATGGAGTTTTTAAATCGGGGTTGTTCCAAACGGCCCGCATTAGCTGTGTAAATTCTTCTGCTATTTGTTTTACTTGTTCGTCATTCATTTTTTAAAATACTGTACTGTCGTCTCGCCCGTAGAAGCGAACAGATTATTCTCGCCTTGAAGTGTTGATATTTCCATTCCGCCGAGGTTGATTACTTCGGGTGTTGCGAGTTCGTAAACAAGTTTGATACCATTCATAGAATTAGTGAAGTCACTTACATTAGTATAATCTGTGTTATGAGCATATATTCTATCACCTGAATTATATCCGTAAGCGATAGCCTTATCTTGGCCTTCAAAATACCCACCCTTAGAAGAAATATAAAAAGCTACCGTCTTCAAATTCTCACACATCATAGGAGCAGGTGTGTAGTTTGCGTATCCCGTTTTAATAATAGGTATTCCCTCGCAAAAAAAGTATCCGTCATTATTCCTATACCATATCCTTGCACCTAAATCTACCACCCCATGCGTAGCCGTAAAAATACCCGTCAGAACATCCAACTCACCTGCGTAGATTGTCTGACCGAAATCAAAGAGTTTATTATCTCCGAATGGCTGATAATCTGTTAATCCACCAATTTCTAACTGCACATTGTCTATCGTAAAGACAAATGATTGTGCAGAGCCATAACGAGGACAACGGAAAGCTAAAATATCACCTCTTTGCAAGTCTGAAGCCGTGGGCGTAAATGTTATGGACCGTCTACCACTTGAAAGCCCCGTAACTGTTTTCATATCACGACTAAACGCACCCGAACCTGCACCAACCGATATATTAAAAGGCTCATTGTCTACAGTTATATCGAAAGATAACGTATACTCGACGCCCTCCTTCAGATGAATTGTAGGAATTTTCCTCGATTCTATTCCTGTAGCAAAATCACAATAATAAACATTGTTAAACGAGTTAGTATAAGGGAAAACCGATGAAGTAGGAAATATATTTCTATCAGTAGCCGAAAAATCAAGGCTATCAATTCCCACAAAATTCCTCACATTATCGGGCGATGGATCGCCTGTTCCTTCCTGTGTGACAGGGATATTGACCTTGCAAGACTTCAACGGCAATCCTGCGAATGGTGAATCGAACGTAACGATCTTACCGGTCTGTTCTTGGGTCGGCAAGACTTTTACTAAATCATCTATTGGAGCTAAATTAATATTTTTTGCTCCATAATTTCTATAATATCTCATCACTGACCTCCGAACATTTGTCTGATTTGCGGGTTATTAGCCATTTGCATAGCATTGTTAACCTGTTGTTGAGAAACCTGATTGGTGTTCAGGAGATATTGTAAAATATCATTAGGGTTGTTAAGATTCTGAGGAATATTATACCTCTGACTCAGCATAGCCATCGGGTTCTGCCTAAATTGCATAAACAGATTAAACATATTATTACCTTGAGGTTGCTGATATTGTTGATACATAGGACTTGGCATAATTAACCCTCCTTCTTATCGTGCTGTTTATACCCACCATTTTGATTTCTCGTATTCTTGTTGATTTCAGCTATAATACGTCCGTACAGATCTTCAAGATCCTTCTTAGTAACCATCTCCGGTTGCTCCTGTACCCTTTCAGTATAGTCAAATATACGAATAGGCTGAATATTACCATTAATATCTGCGGTCTTTGTATAAAATACAGGATTGTTACGATCAAATAATGTAACTGTCTGACCGGGCTGTACAGGGAACTGTACAACCGCCTGCTCGTTATCCACAAATATAGCACCGCCATTCTGTGTAGGCTGAGGTGTTATATTGGGATATGGTTGGTTAAATGGATTAGTGTAATTATAAGCCATCTTTGGTCTCCTTTGCAAAATAATACAACAATGCTTCGTCTCCACTGTCCCATGTATCGTAATAATATCCGTCCTTAACGGTTACTACATGGGTGCCAGTATGCAAAACATAAGTTCCTCTAGGGTGATCTATACAAAAATCCCATACAGTATAACACCAAGGACAGGTATTTCGTATAGGATACTGTATGAAACCTCTATTTTTTAATAGCTCACCCCAAACTGCATTAGACGAAGGCATGTCTTTTAAAATATAACCCTCAACCGCTATGTCCCAATATGTTGAATCCCAGTCTTGATCAAAAGCGAGGGAAAGAGCACGAATAGTACAGTCTCCAACACGATTGTACATAGGGTTGGGGTTAAAATATATCCAGCGCATTACTTCTTAAGGTTTAGCTGCGATACGCCTATAAGTGTACCAATGAATACAGCAACAGCATTAATAGTAGTGGTGATCTGGACTGAATAAGGAATATCCCACACTTTAAATACTACCGCTATAAAAACGGAAAGTGCGGGCAGTGCGATTAAACAAAACCATTTAAGAAAATTATAGACTTTATCTGGTAGTATCATTTTGATTTCTCCTTTTTTAAATACTGGCATAGTCTGCGATTTTAGACCAACTTAGCTCGGTGCGAGTAGATGTATAACAAACAAGAAAGAGTAACAATAATTATGGAGGTTTATCACGAACTAACTTATTTTTACGTTTACGAGTACCAGTTGTTTTATCTTGTTATTAAATATTCGTTCAGTTGGTTTCTAGCAGATTCCAACTGTTCTTGGTTGTCGCCTTCAATAGCGTGACCCAACAAAGCTAATATAGCTCTCTGAGTTACTCTACTTCCAGATTCGATGGCGTCAATGCGCTTCTTATCATTAAGAAAATATGTCTCGAACAAATCAAGACGTTCCTCAATAACCTTCAATCGGTCATCCTGTGTTTTCTCTGGCGCACGTAACTTCTTTATAGCTCCAACTATGATATTAAAAGCGGCACTACCAGATATAATAAATGCGCAAATGGTTGTTATTATTGTCCAAAATTCTGTTAGACTCAATGCCCCATCTCCGTTAAATATCATGCCCAATACACCACCTTTACTAATATATTGGAACTAGGAGAAACCGGCGAAGCGAACGTTAATTTGCCATCCGATTGGCTCTTAAGATATATACGATCTGTATAATATCCATTAGGATCCCCATAAGGTTGAGTAATAACTATAGAATCCGATTTTATATCCGGAATGGATACCTCTTGTTCTGAATTGCTCCAAGAATCGGCAGAAAGAGTGATTATGGACTCGGAGGGTCTTCCTACTGCTCCAGGAGTTCCAGGTGCATAATCTCTTAACATACCTAAAGTAACAACTATTTTATTACTATCATAAGGAACACTAGAAGCTTCACTAACTTTATTAGGACACTCTGGGGCTATTAATACTCCATTCCCCATTATCACAAAACCGTTTTTACGATCTGAGTCTGAAGTACCAATTCCAACAATAAGGGACCATCGAGCACCTGTATAATATGAAGTTGAACTATCAGCTTTATTATAAGCGCCAATTATAATTCCCGGTTTTGTTAGAACAGGATGATTCACACTGCCAATATATGTTAATCCATGCCCGATCAAGCTAACGGAATGTGTATCTATCGAATACATTTTGTTTTCATCGCCAATAATTATATTATTATCAGACATATATTGCGTACTAGATACGGTAATTGTCGATCTAATATATTTATTATTTTTTCCGATTATTGTTACTGGATTTGTTTCTTGTATCGTGCTAATTGGCGACGTTGGAGTATGTATATAATTTAAATCCCTACCAGTGGTAGATCTTGCAAAACCCATAAAGCGGTCAGCATTATTATTATACTGATAACTATCATCTGATCCAAGGGCCCTTCTACTATGCATGATAAATATTTTATCAGTAGGTAGTAACTTAGAAGATTGAGGATTTATTAATATATCATATGTAACACCATAGATTTTTAATGTTCCATCTTTTTGATATACGGCGTCGACAAATCCTAATTCTGTGATCCCGTCCCATAATGGTTGATCTAATATTAAACCGGAATTTATACTATTATTAAAGCCGATGATTGACGAATGAGAAGATAAATAGTCCGTATTATCTGTGCCATATACAAAAGAACGACCGGACATCAACACTGAATTGTTAACACCGTTTATATGAGAAGAAGAAATGTTACAACCTGATATATCATTATGATTTCCATTTATATGAATATCGTCTGCACTATTATCTAAAGCATTTATATTATTATACGCGCCCTCGATTATGCAAGGATATAATCCAGCTGTTCCAGT